CAATGATCGCTGCTGAGGAGCCGTGCAGACTCTGCGTCTGTTCTTGCAACAACGAGTGTCTCTGTTCCACATACATCAGCAGCCAAACGAGCAGCGTTAAGATTCCTAATGGCATCGTTAAGAGGAATAAGAACTTTCCCTCCGAGATGTCCACACTTTTTGGCAGATGCGAGTTGGTCTTCGAAGTGGACACCTGCCGCTCCTGCTTCGATGAGATTTCGTGCCAGCTCATAGCTATTTAATACTCCTCCGAAGCCAGCTTCCGCATCAGCAATGATCGGTGCGAATGCAAAACCATTCCCCGTCTCTGCATACTCAATCTGGTCTTGCCTGCGAAATGCGTTATTGATGTTACGCACCACAGTTGGAACAGAATCCACTGGATAGAGAGACTGATCTGGATATACTTCATTAGCCGAGTTAGCTGACGCTGCAACCTGCCAACCAGAGCAATAGATAGCTTGTAGCCCTGCTTTGACGTGTTGTACTGCTTGTTGCCCATTATATGCTCCAAAAGTATGGATATAAGGATTCGTAGCGAGAAGCATACGCATCTTTTTAGCCATGTCCTGAGCAATAGTGTGCTCAATGTGTTGTGTGCCCCGGAGCTTGTCTACTACTTCGGGGCCATAATCTCTTTTCTTTTTCATAAACCTAGTTCCGTTTTTGCGGTTATATAAGATTTAACAAAATTACTACGAACAATGTCATTTATCTCAAAATCTACGAGATCAAAACTGTCCATTGCTTTTAGTATCCGAATAAAATCCTTCAGCCCATTAGTTCGTAGATCAGACTGTCGGAAGTCCCCACAGAAGATTACTCTGCACCCGTGGCCTACTCGTGTAATGATGCTGTCAAGCTCATGAAAACTCATGTTCTGACACTCATCAATGAGTATTGTAGCATTTCTCAATGTTACGCCGCGTATAAAGGATGTAGTCATAAAATGTACTAGACCCTTGGTTTTAAGTATCTCGTAAGCATCACCGCGTTGAAATAACTCAATACAAATATCTTTGTATGGCTCTTCGTAGACGTGTGCTTTTTCTTTCTCATTCCCCGGCAGAAAACCGATATCCCGTGTAGAGACGGCACTGCGAATAATTACTAATTTTTGGTACTCTTGCTTTATCATATCGTCAAATGCTAGATAACACGATATGAAGGTTTTACCTGTTCCTGCTACTCCGTGTAGAACCAGGTTTTTCTCGCTCTCAAATGCTTTGAGCTGGTTATGTGTTAAGGGTTCGATTTGTTGCAGATCGAGGTTAGCGCCTGCGAGGGTTTTACTGCGTTTTCCCATAATTCCTTATACTTTTCTGCGAGTGTCCTTCAAAGGTGTTTCAGAGTACTCGTATAATGTCCACGGATGCACGCCATAGTATAAAATGCCAGCATACCGTATTTCGTCGGCAGGAGGTCGAGGAACCTTAAAAGGAAACCGAACTCCGTCCAAGTAGAGAAGGCTAAACTCGTCTTTTCTACTTATTTTTTTGATACGATGATATTTTAATTTACACCATTGAGTTTTTTCATAGGTAAACGGAATACCGTTTGTATCAATAAAACACTTATCAGCGTTTTTTATTAATCCACTAAAATTATCATACTGCTTTTTTAATTCGAGTAAATTACGATGAGGTGTTTGTAGTCTGCGAAGACCGAGTGTGTCCCCGCTCTGATTCTTGTCATCTACGATTTCGCCGTCGAGAAAGAGTAGCCCATCTGCTTTACTCCAGTTCTCCGACGGCATTTCATATATTGGAAATCGTATTTTATTTAGTTTACTATATGTCAGTGCCATACATTTTAGTGAACTTGCCCATGGAGTAGTCTTCATCAATTTCAAAGTCACATCCAACGGGAGCACCCGGTATAGTAAGTCCTCTGTCCATTTGGACAAAGTGTAGTAGCTTTTCGCAATAATGGTCAATCTCCTCTTCAGGAACCTCTGCGAGAATCGAGTCATGCACAAGTGCAAAGATTCGAGACTTCATTTTGTTTGCTTTAATATACTCGCCCATGTCTATTGCGCCAAGTAAATTAATATCGCTAGCAGCGGACTGAACCAAAAAATTAAGACCAGAACGAATGCTATGTGAGCGGATCGCCGCATCGGAACTTGCAACGTTCGGGAGCCGCCGCTTCCGACCAAAGTAAGAATAAACGAACCCATTATGTTCAATAAATTTTTGATTATCATCAATCCACGCCTTTAGTTTGTGAAACGCCTTAAAGTAGTCTGAGATAACTTCTTGCGCTTCTTGCTTGGAAAAATATTTTCCACTATCTTTTGTTACTTGCTCGCTGATCTTTGCAGGGCCAGCACCATACATGATACCAAAGGTAACTGCTTTTGCGGCCTGACGACGATCTGGGTACAGCTCTGCTACTTCTTCTACTTCACAAGGAAGTCGAAACACTTTATGAGCAATCGTACTATGGAAGTTCCCTCCAGATTTAAATACATCCATCAAAGCATCGTCTTTTGCAAGAACTGCCGCAACATATACTTCTGCTGTAGTCAAATCCATTGCAACAATCTTATGGCCTGGAGCAGCTTTGATACATCCTTTTACAGTGGGATTGTCCCGAGGCAGTTGCTGCATATTAAGCTTACCACTAGAAGAGAGCCTGCCGCTAGTAGTACTGTGCAAGTTAAAGCCAGTACGTAGACGAGAATCCCGATCAAGCTGTGGTATGATTTTATCAAGGTAAGTATTTTTGATTTTGGATTTCTGTCGTATATCCAAGATCCGTTGCGGTACATCGCTCTGAAGCGAGAGCTCTTTGAGCACTTCTGCATCAGTAGAATCTGCGCCCGTCCCAGTTTTCTTCCCAGTTGGAGTAAGCCCCAAATAATCGAACAAGAGACTGCGAAGCTGAACAGTAGAATTAGGATTAAAAGACTTTCCATTTATCTCTTCAAACCTCCGTATTTTTTCGTTTTTGTACAACGCAGAAATTGCTTCATCAATATCAGTCTGCATCGCATCTTGAGCTACTAATAATCTTTTACGATCAAAAGGAACTCCGTTATCTTGTGTATCAATTAGAAATCGTGTACCGGGTATGAGAATATTCTCATATACTGAGAGAAGTTTTGGGTTTTGTTTAATTTTAATAAACTTTTCGTACAGCAAAAATGTTCCCAAAGCATCTATAGCCGCATAAGTTTTCATTATATCAAAGGGAATATCTCCCCAGTTGAACTGGTCTTTGAGTATGCCATGTTCCTTACGATAGTTATCAATCCACTCATACATGGGCTTCTCGTAGTCGCCAAATACCGTAAATCGAAGAGCAAGTTGCTTGAGGCCATGCCCTCCAGGATTCTCGTCTATGAGGTAATGGAGCAACATGGTGTCTTCGAACCTTGGAAACTTAAATCCAAAGTGATACTCAAAGAACGCCATATCGAACTTTGCGTTATGAAATACTACAATCTTTTTTGTAAAAAGCTCTTGAAGTAGCTTCTCAGTAGTCTCATCGAAACAGTCAGTGTCGATATAAGCACCGCACTCACCATTATAGGAAAGACTAATGCCAAGCATATAACCGTCACGAGGATAGAGCCCAGTCGTCTCAGAATCGAGTGCAACATAGCCACGTTCGTCTCTGATGGCGGCCTGAATAAATTCATTTGCTGTCTCCGTATCTTGTATACCAAAAGCAATGCTGTCATCAATTACTACATCTTCAATCTCGCCAGCAATGTACTGATGTATACTCTTTACGCTATCCTCCCAAGTTCTTTTAGCTTCAGGCTTAAATGCGAGCATAGCAGGGTTAATAACAGGCAAAAATTTGCCGTCTACTTTCTTCCCAGAGAACTCTGTCACAGAGTTTTGTTTGGTATAGTATTTCATCGCGTCAGAACCTACGAGAACTACCCAGTCATAGTCGTCTGGGTTCATATCAATATCGCAGTCTCGCTTCAATACTTTTTTTAGTGTTGGATCAGAGCACAACTGAAACTGGTCAAAGTCAAAGTTGAATTCTTTTTTAAAATTAGTTTTACTTGGTTTGGTTTCTACTAGGGCAACCTTAGCCATATAATTTATTCCTCAGTTTATCTACTTGAGTTTGAGCCAGTGCTCCCGCATCTAAGTTTTTGTCACCAAAAGCAATATTGCGAGTTTGAAGTCCTACTGCTTCACACAGCTCCCTTATTTTATCAGACCCTTTCTGGCCTGCATCATCATTATCAAGAAATATATCAATGTTATCAATACCTTGTACGGACAACACTTGAAGTTTTTCTTCTGTTACATTCTTCACGCCAAAGCAACAGACAGCGTTTGTAAGTCCTTTGTCGTGTAGATTTATTACATCAAAAATGCCTTCTACCAAAATAATACTACTTTGTATAGGTTCTACTACCGGAAACAAAGGCATCTTTGCTCCAGGAGGAGAGTTTAAATATTTTGGCATTTGATCTGTCTGTGTGCGAGATTGAAATGCTACTATGCGCCCAGTGCGGTCGCGAATAGGAAAGCATATTCTTCCCACAAAATCTTTTCCATGGTGCAGAAACGCTTCAAAACTACGATAAGTTTCGGGACGAATGTTTCTCCAATTACCTACGTATGGAGTTGCTTTTTCTGGTAGCTGTAGTCCCACGCTTTCTGCTTTCTTCTCTCGTATCTTCTTTTGCAGCATTTGTTTACGAAGCTGCATTTTGTTTGCTTTTTCACCAAAGTGAGTAAATATATTCCCCTTGTACTCACAAGAGAAGCAATTAAATATTCCAGTAATTTGATCTACCCGCATACTTGGGTTGCGGTCAGGATGTTCAGGATTAAAACAACTGACTACAAAGTCTTTGCCTTTAGGTATGTATGGAATGTTTTTAGACTGTAATAAATCTTCTACGTTCAATAGTTTTCGTCCACTCCGAAGCCTGCTGAGGCTAGCGCATCTCCATCCCAGTCATCAAAGTAATTATCTCCATCATCATAATCATCAAAGTAGTCCGGCACTTCACCTTCCCCATGCAATACCTCTTCTACTACATTCTGCGCATATTGATAGTAGTCTGCGTGTTCGTCATCAAAGAGGTGGAAGTATTTTGATAGACGAGCAAGAGTTACGTCCGCGGCTTGATAGTCGCCTACGTCCATGTCTCGCTCAAGTATGTCAAAAAGTTGTCTAATCTTTGGTTCTAATCGTGAGTTCATCTTCTCATTCTCGCAATATCTTTCATGTATTCTTCGTCGATGACCGGAACGGCATTACTTTTATGGAGTGTTCCGATGCCCTTGACCAGTCGTCCGGTGTACTGCATCGAGTCCACCCGAGGGGCAACTCCAACTGTGTCGGGGGCACTTCTGTACTCGGGTAGTTCTCGTCGATAAGGTTCTGGAGTGTTTGATCGAACTCCGATTGTAGCTTGTCTAGTGCGGCGAGTAGTCTTTTTCTTTCGGCCACACGCTGTGTGATTGATTGATCCATATATCATTCCCATAAATAAAAAATCCCCATGAATTGAAGTAATATTATACAGCAACTCACGGGGAATGTCAAGAACTATTTTATCAAAGGTCGTCGATATCTTCACCAGTTTTATGGGCAGAAGCCTCTTTTTCAGCAGGTGTCTGAGCTGAGTCAGGCCCCATTTTAAGAGATTCCCAATCCATAGTAGAAGTAAACGACTTCATACTGGCAGCTCGCATTTTTACGCAATTAAAGGTGATGCAAGCATCCTCTTGGTCATACGTCTCAAGGGCATAGGCCGCATCAGCCGCATCGAGAATGCCTTTTGCGAAGCGTGCTTCGCCGGTTGCATCGGTTTGGTAAGGAGAAAATACAGTACAGTCATACTCCTGTGCCATGCTCTTTAATGCTTTTGATACTTCAATCTGCTCCGTCCAGTCGTACTGGCCACCTCTTGAAGGCATAACAGAGCGCTTGACTTGGTTAATATAATCAACAATAATTACCGCTGCGTCTATTTTACGAACTTTCTTGTCTAGCTCTGACCGTATCTTAGCCAGAGTAAGACTCGGGTCGTACACTACATCCAACTGCTGAGTCGGGAGAAGCTCATGAGTTGTAGATAGTGTACGATGAAACTCCGAAAAATTACGATGTTCTTTATATTCTTCCAATCTACGCTGACCCTCAGTGTAACGGCTCGCCCACCAAGCTGCAACCTTTTCCCACTCGGTCACACTTAGATTTTGTGTTCTCAAGCGAGAGTAAGAGACGCCAGTAGCGATCGAGCAACACCGTTGCAGTATTGATCGACTATCCATCTCAATAGTGAAATAAATAGCTGAACGGCCAGACTGAAAAACATTATTAGCAATATTTGCACAAGTGAGAGACTTACCACTGCCTCTACGTCCTCCGACAAGAACTAAGTCTCGCGGAGAGAATTTAATCTCATAGTCGTAGTCGGCATTAAGTCCGAGACCAATATACTTATCAATCTCTTCGGGCGGTTCGAATAACTCGATACGCTGCATACTTTCTTGAGGAACTTCTAAATCTACC